CAGCGGCTCCTACATTTAAAGATATCATGGGTGATGTAATGAACCAATCTCTAGAACAAGAGAAGGTTAAGATTGCTGATCAGATGTTTAATGGTATCGGAGATGAAGCACAAACAGAACCTGATGTGTATGAGTTAGACTTAGATGGTGATGATGAGATAGAAGACGAGTCAGAAGAAGAGCTTGATGTTGGTGCTGAAGAAGCATTAGACATGGAAGATGACGACGAAGATCTCGAATAATATTTTATTATAAATAAACTATAAATATAATAGGCCTGTTGGAATGAGAACGTTTAGACAACTTAGAGAAAAGCTGAATAGACAACCTTCAGGACAGATGGTTTTTAATAAGAAGATAGACAGAATTCCTGTTAAGATACATAAAGAGTCATCAGGGTTTGTAGTTTATTTAGATGGTGATAGACTAGATAGTTATAAGACTCAGCGTGAAGCTGAAAAGATGGCTAAACAGTTTGTTAAAACATATAAAGGTTAGAAATGGCATTCGTAAATATACCTAACAATGATCAGTACGAGTATGATAATGCTCCGCCAGATCCAGGTGTTAATCACCCAATGCGTGCATTGTGGCAGAAATCAACGAATGGTATAAGAACCTCACACGGTCATTCCGTATATGTACGTTGTCGCAGAGTAGGTAGCGGTAACGTAGATCACGGAGAGATCAGTAAAACATATTGGGACGCAAGAGCATGAAACTAATAGCAGAATATAACGAACAAAACATTGAATGTATTGTAGAAGCTAAAGAAGACGGTACAAAGAACCACTTCATAGAAGGCGTGTTCATGCAGTCCGAAGCAAAGAATAGAAATGGACGTATCTATCCAAAAGCCATAATGGAAGGCGCAGTAGATAAGTACGTTACAGAACAAGTTTCCCAGAACAGAGCGGTAGGTGAATTGAATCACCCAGAAGGACCGACTGTAAATCTGGATAAAGTTTCACACAAGATCACAGAACTTTCTTGGAAAGGAAATGATGTTGTAGGAAAGGCACAAGTATTGGATACTCCAATGGGTAATATCGTTAAGGGATTACTTGAAGGTGGTGTTCAACTAGGAGTGTCAACTCGTGGTATGGGTAGCCTTGAGGAAAAAAATGGCATAATGTTCGTCAAAGACGACTTCGTTCTTAATACGGTTGATATCGTACAAGATCCCTCTGCACCAACAGCTTTCGTAAATGGTATAATGGAAGGTGTAGAATGGGTTTGGAACAATGGCATTATTGAACCTCAAGTAATTGAACAAATGGAGACTGAAATTAAGAAGGCTCCACGTGCTGACCTTTATGAGGCACAGACACGTGAGTTTAAAAATTTCCTCTCGTTAATGAAAACTAAATTGTAAGGAGTCAATTATGACTGATCAAGTAGACCAGGATGTTGTGCTCGACGAGGAAATCGAAGAAGCTCACGATCCGAAGAATGCTGAAGCTCAATCAATTGCATCTGTAGATGCAGCTGAGAAGAAGGGACCTAAAGCGCCAAAGCGTAAGGGTGACAAGAGTAACAGCCAACCGTCTGAATTAAAAGCTGCTGGCAAGGCAATGAAGGCCGAAGATGTAGATTTTGATGGAGACTTTAGTGACGACCTGAATGCGCTTGTAGAATCTGAGGCAACATTGTCAGAAGAATTTAAAGCCAAAACAGCGGTAATTTTTGAAGCAGCGGTTAAGTCAAAAATCTCTGAAGAAATCGATCGTTTAGAAACAGAATATGCTGAGCAATTAGCAGAAGAAGTATCTACAACGAAAGCAGATCTTGTAGAGAAAGTAGACAGCTATCTTAACTATGTAGTTGAGCAATGGATGGAAGACAACAAACTAGCAATCCACTCAGGTCTTCGTACCGAGATTGCAGAAGGCTTTATGGGCAAGTTGAAAGACGTGTTCACAGAATCTTATATTGCTGTCCCTGATTCCAAAATCGACCTAGTTGATGAATTAGCAGAAGCTAACGAAGAGTTAGAAGCTCAAGTTAACGAAGCTACAGCAAAAGCTATGGCAATTAGTGAAGAGCTAGTATCTTTGAAGCGTGCAGCGGTTATCCGTGAAGCGTCAAAAGACTTAGCAGAAACACAAGTTGAAAAGCTAACATCACTAGCTGAATCAGTAAGTTTCGACAACGAAAAATCTTTCGCACAGAAAGTTGCTACGTTGAAAGAATCATACTTCAGCAAAACTAAAACAGCTGAGTCCATTATCACAGAAGACACAGACACTTCAGATGAAGTAGAAGTATCTCCAATGATGGAACAGTACATTAACGCATTACGCAAATCAAATAAGTAATTAGGAGATCCAATTATGGAAACTTATGATCGTCTCGTAGAGAAATGGTCTCCGGTATTGAACGAAGAGTCAGCCGGAAACATTGGTGACGCACACAAACGTGCCGTTACTGCTGTTGTTCTTGAGAACACAGAAAAAGCAATCCGTGAGCAAGGCGAACAAGCCTCAATGATGACGGAAGATGCAGCAGCTAATAACACATCAGTTGCAGCTAACTGGAACCCAGTACTAATCTCACTAGTACGTCGTGCTATGCCAAACATGATGGCTTATGACGTATGTGGTGTTCAGCCAATGTCAGGTCCAACAGGCTTGATCTTCGCAATGAAGTCAAAGTACAAAACAACACGTGCTGGTGCAACAGCTAATGATGAAGCATTGTTCCCAGAAGCAATTTCAGGCTTCTCAGGTGATTCAGCTGGTACACAAGGCGCTGATGGTTCAGGTGTTGGCGGTTTAGCTAACGTTGATTCAGCTGGTGCTATCCCAACATTCGGTGGTGGTATGACTACTGCGAATGCTGAGCAACTAGGTACAACTGGTGAGTCTTCTTTCGCTGAAATGGGTTTCACCATTGAAAAAGCAACTGTGACAGCTAAGTCACGTGCTTTGAAAGCTGAATACACACTAGAGCTAGCTCAAGACTTGAAAGCGATTCATGGTTTAGACGCTGAGACAGAATTGGCAAACATCTTGTCAACAGAAATCTTAGCTGAAATTAACCGTGAAGTGATTCGTACAATCAACTCTCGTGCTAAAACTGGTTTCACAACTGCTAACGCTACTAAAAATGGTATCTTTGATCTATCAACAGATGCAGATGGTCGTTGGTCAGCTGAGAAATTCAAAGGTCTAGTTGTACAGCTTGATCGTGAAGCTAACCAAATCGCAAAAGACACTCGTAGAGGAAAAGGTAACATCGTTATCTGTTCTTCAGACGTTGCAACAGCATTGTCAGCATCAGGTATGTTAGACTATACACCTGCAATGAACACTGCGTTAAACGTAGACGACACAGGCAACACATTTGCTGGTACTTTAAACGGTCGTATGAAAGTATACATCGACCCATATGCAACTGCTGATTATATCACAGTTGGATACAAAGGTACAAACGCATATGACGCAGGTATCTTCTATTGCCCATACGTACCATTAACTATGGTTCGTGCAGTTGGCGAGAATGATTTCCAACCACGCATCGGGTTTAAAACTCGTTACGGTATGGTTGCTAACCCATTCGTAGGTTCAACACCAGGCGACGACATTGGTTCAGCTCGCGCTAACCAGTACTACAGAATCTTCCGCGTAGACAATATCTTAAACCCAGCATAGGGCTTAGATACGGAAAATAACTTGGGCGGCTTCGGCCGCCCTTTTTTTATGTTTAAAACCTATATAAATACATGTGAATAGGAGACATATAATGCCAACATTAGATCCAACATCTTCAGTCAATGTAGATACAGCGCTTACAGGTACAACAACTGGATTAAATAATCTTAATCTATTACAACCTACGGCGTTTAAACTAATTGTAGATAGAAAGAACTTTGCTAACTTAGAGTTCTTTTGTCAGAATGTATCTCATCCTAACATATCAGTACCAGTTGCTGAAGTGCCGTACTCACGTATTGGTAATCTTGCTATACCTGGAGACAAGTTGACTTTTGGTGAACTAGAAGCTATAATAGTAGTTGACGAGAATATGAATTCGTATACGGAGATGTATAATTGGTTGCATAGGATAGTACAAAAAACTGAGACTTCTAGGTTGAACAGATCTATGACAGATACTGCTCCTCCTACTACAACTGATATTACTCTAGCAATGCTGAGTAGTCATAATAATGTTACTAGAACGATTAGATATATAGATTGTGTACCGACGAGCTTAGGTCAGATGGATATGTCAGCTGTTGCTGGTGATACTATTGCAATTACTTTTCCAGTTACGTTTAGGTTCTCTTACTTTGAATTAGATTAAATAATGAGGTTATATTATGGATTTGAAACACATTCTAGAAGAATGGGCGAATGATAGTGTTATACAAAGAACTGCTTTAGACGAGACGTCGAGAGCTACTCCTTCACTACATGCTAAATACCTACAGTGGCTAGCAGAGGCTAAGCTAGCTAAGAAACGTTCTGAGTTTAAACAGAAGACGTTACTAAAGAAAAAATGGCTATACTATAATGGTAAGATGGATAGAGAGTCTATAGAAGCTCTTGGATGGGAACCTGATCCGTTTGACGGACTAAAGGTTATGAAAGGTGAAATGGAATACTACTATGATAGTGATCCAGAGATCCAACAAAGCGAAGAGAGAGTTCAGTATTGGAAGACTGTAATAGAAACTCTTACTGAGATAGTAAACAATCTAAATTGGCGACATCAGACTATCGGCAATATTATAAAATGGAAACAATTTGAGGCAGGTAACTAATAATGTTTACCCACGTTGATCATGGTATCACTCTACCTAAAATGACTAGAAAAACTACTGAGAAAGGTCGTAAGTACTTTACCCCAGACGGTAATGCTTATCCTTCTATCACAACAGTACTTAATATTCTTAGTGTAGATTCTATCATGCGTTGGCGTAAAAGAGTTGGTGAAGAAGAAGCTAATAAGATATCTCATCAAGCAGCTACAAGAGGTACATCTGTACATAAGTTAGCTGAAGACTATATAGATAATGTAGATGATTGGAAAGGCAAAGCTATGCCTAATAATTTATATACATTCAGTCATCTAAAAGATATCATTGATAAGAGATTAGATAATGTATGGTTTCAAGAAGAATATCTCTATAGCGATAGACTTAAGTGTGCTGGTCAGGTTGACTGTATAGCTGAGTTTGATGGAGAATTATCTATTGTTGACTTTAAGACATCTCGTAAACCTAAGAAGATAGAGTGGATAACGAACTACTTTATACAAGCATCGTTCTACGCTGCAGCCTTCTATGAGAGAACGGGAGTCCCTATCAGACAAGGGGTCATATTGATCACAGTGGATCACAATGAACCTCAGGTCTTTAAGATTAACACACATGAGTACTTACAACAGTTTTTAGATGTAAGACAGAAGTATAAAGAATTAAAAGAGAATGGTTGA